TACCAGCATTTGATGATACAAACTTGAAAACGACTGATAGAGTTTCTTTATATCTTCCAAGAGCAATTGCTATTCAAGATGGTGTTGAGTACGACACTGGGTTTCAACTTGGAACAATAGGAGGAGTTGCAGAACAAGCATTGACTTCGGGTGCTAGTGTAATGGGTGCAATCACAGGATCGGCAGTTGGATCTGCTTTAGCAGAAATTGATGCTTTCAGATCTGGAAGTAACATGAGTTCTGGTGTTGCAGACATACTTGCACAAAAAAGAATTGCAAAGATGGGTGCTACTGGTGAAGCAGTTGCAGGTGGTATGCAAGCGGCAAGTAAGGTGACGACAAACCCAAATACTAGAGCAATGTTTAAAGATGTTCGATTGAGAAACTTTTCTTTTGCTTTTAGTTTGATTCCAACAAGTTTCAAGGAAGCAGAGGAAATTGAAAACATTATCAAACTGTTCAGAACAGAATTGTATCCAACAACATTAGCGGCAGGTCAAATTAGAGTTGGTTACAAATTTCCTAATAGATTTAAAATTGATATAGTTAGCACCGATTCTGGTGACATGAACGATTCTCAAAAACCTGTAAAGTTAAAATTCCTACCAGTTTATATGACTGCATTTAATGCTACATATAATGCTAACTCGCCATTGATGATGCCTGGTGTAAAATTTAACCAAGCAGATATCACAATGTCATTTACAGAAACAAGAGCATTGACTAAATCAGATATTAGAGATGGAGGTTACTGATGTCAAATTTCTTTAGGAACTTTCCATTAGCAGAGTACAAATTTGGCGACGAAGAAACAACTGCTCTTTTTCAAAATATTAGTGCTTATATCAGCGTCATAGATGAACTAAAAGACGACATTTCATTTTATAATCTATATCATATAGGAGAAGGGGAAAGACCAGACGTTGTTTCTCAAATGTTATACAACACTCCAGACTATTATTGGACGTTCTATTATCTAAATGATCACGTCAGAGAATCAGGATGGCCCCTTACAGTGCAAGAACTTTATAAAAAGGTACAAAAAGATTACCCACATAGAGTAGTTACAACAAACTCTCCTATGCATGATATACTTTTGCCAGGTACACCAGTCGCAGGTACACAGTCTGGTACAACAGGTGTTGTCATAAAAAGAAACCTCGATATGGGGCAACTTATTATATCATCAACTGATAATTTTGCTGATGCCACTTCTGATTTTGGTTTGAATTTTGAAGAAATAAAAGACAATTCAGACGGTGCGGAAGCAACATCAAAGGTAACTTCAGTGACAGAAGTAGCACAGTACAACGCAATTCATCATTATGAAGATAGTACTGGTGAGTATCAATTTTTTACTCCAAATGCGAACGGTGGCGTAAACCTTACTACTGGTGCAGGATGGTTACCAGTGACATATTGGAATAGATATGAAGCAAAAAATAATGCTCTAAGAGACATAAAAGTTTTAACTCCAGAAGTTGCGGCACAAGTACAATCAGAGTTCAATAAACTTTTACGTCAAGGTTAATTATATGCCAGAACCAATTTCATATCAATCGTCAGTTTATGACTATACTTTAGATTCGTTTATAATACATTCTCATAGACACGCTGATCCTATTGATATAACACAAAATGTTTCTGTCTTTGATATCTTTGAAAGTTTAGAAAGACCATATTTAACTGGTAGTGTTATAATACGTGATGATGTAGAGATGTACGACGGTTTAAAAATAAATGGCACTGAATTATGTGAGGTAGTTTTATCACAACCTTCGGTAGATGCTACTCCTGTTTTTTTAAATTTTATTATTCAATATGTAAAAGGTACAAAAAAAATCAGTGATACCGTAGAGATGATTGATTTAAAACTAATAGACAAATGTGCTTTCGACAATAACCTAAAACAAATTAGTAAATCTTATCAGGGAACACCGACTGAAATTATAACTAAAATCTGTAGAGATAATCTTGGTCTTGCGGTTGTTCCTCCAGAAGTAAAAGAAGTTCAAGGTCCTATAAAAATTATAGTGCCTTTTCTAAAACCTTTTGAGGCATGTAATATGCTCTTGAATAGAATGTCCACAGTTGATGGTCTACCGTATTTTCTTTTCAAAACAATGAAAGAAGATGCATTACAACTTAGATCTTTTGATGAATTGTATAAAAAAGATTCTTGGACTCAACAACCTTATGTGTTTTCTAATGCAAACAAAGCATCTGCACCACACGAATTATCTCCTAATGCTCTTTTCAATGTTGAGAATTATGGAGCAATTGGAACAGACGGAATCTTCAACCTAATAAAAACAGGTGGTGTTGGTTCTCATTACACAGTTACAGATATGGGTAGTGGTCAATCAGAATCTTTTAAACACAATTTAGAAGATTTGTATAATACACTAGAATCAGTTGGTGTGCTTGCAAAAGATGAAGAAGGTGATGTGTTGACAAATGTGTACGTAATAGACTCACAACCAATAGAACAAATGAATTCTGTAAACAATCATCGTCTAATATCTAATAATACATACAATAATTTTGCCAACTTATATGAAGAGTTTGACAAGGCGGCATTAAAATTAGATGGAACTCGAAATGCAATAAAACAATTATTAAATAAATCTGCTATGAGTATTACGGTTCCTGGTTTTCCTTATATGGTAGATGGAGAGAATAGGTCAGTGGGTACTAATTTTGATTTTTTATACACCGCAAATAACACAGGGCAGAGTGCAAATCCCCATGATCTAATAGATAAGAAAAGATCTGGTATATTTTTGATCTACAATACAAGACATGTTTTTGACGAAAATGACCAACATAGAGTAAGTTTGATGGGTGTAAAGTTAGGACAATTAAAATGAGTGCTTTTTATGGAGATAATATGCGATGGTGGATTGGAGTTGTCGAAGAAGTCGGCAATGATGTTCCTAAGTTGGGTCGTGCAAAAGTTCGAATATATGGTGTACACGCAGATGCTAGTGAAATACCACTTTCAGATTTGCCATATGCTCAAGTATTAATTCCAACTACTGAGGGTGGAGTGTCGGGTATTGGACAAAATGCTAATATTATGGTAGGGGCACAAGCATTTGGAATCTTCCTTGATGGTAAAAATTCTCAGTTGCCTTTAATCTTGGGTAGTATTCCTAAAATAGATGTACCTTCAAACGAACAGTTAGATAATAAATTAAATCGACCAGAGTCTAATAACAATCCTCTGAAAGAATCAACAACCACTGGAATCCTTGCAGGATATGATCGACTCGTTGCAAAATCTGGAAACAATCTTCGAGATGCATGGTCGTTCTTTACAGATCCGAGTATAGGAAACATGAGTCCTGTTGCCACTGCCGCAATCTTAGGAAACTTTTGGGTAGAATCTTTTGCAAATAAAGCAGGCGATTTAGATCCGACTGCATCCAGAACAGTCAAAAAAACAGGAGTGGTTTATGTATATGGACTTGCTCAATGGGAAGGTTCAAGACTTGATGATCTAAAAGAATTTGTGAGAGGGGGTTCTACTCAGATATCTGATCTTGAAACTCAACTTTGGTTCGTGTTACATGAATTAGAAGGAAAAGAAAAAAGATCTAATGCTATTAGAAACTTTACTGACGTTACAGATGCCGCAGTATTTTGGCAACACAAATATGAGAGAAATAGATATTACGGTGAAGGTCCTGACGAAGGTGGTGAAAGAGTGCCAAGTAAGTATCTTGTAAATGGTAAAGCAGTAGACGTAAGACTGCACGAAGAAGATAGAATAGATGCGGCAAACGCAATATACACACAATTTATGAGTAGAGTAGCATGACAATAAATTCTAAAAAAATGACTGATTTACTAAACACTGCCGCGACCAGTATCGATCTAACTGGATTTCAAGATGTTTGGAGTGATGTGTTTACGAACTTTAAGGCGGCAGGCGAAAGTCTTCTTGGTAAAACATCAGGGCAAAGTGTTGATGGTGTCGAGGGATTGACAGAGGAATTGACAACGCTTGCACAACAAACTCAAACTTCTCTTTTTCCAGTTGTTGCCAGAATAAAAGATAATTTACCACAGGTAGAGGAACTCATCACAGAAATTAGTAGTTCAAACGCAACTAAAATCAGTAACATGCAATCTGATAGTGATTTGTCTGCTATCTTTCCTTTGGCAAAAACTGTTATGACATCTAGTTCTACAATGCTACACGATATTATCACTAATGGTACACCATTTAGTCTGGGTAGCAATCTTGCAAGTATAACAGGAAAGACATTAGATATCTTTGAACCCTCCATGAAAAAACTTGCAGACTCAGAAGTTCAGAATAGTATTCTAAAAGCGGCAACTTCTCTACAAGAAAATTCAGCAGTAAAAGAACTGACCACAAAAACATCAGAACTTGCTACGTCATTTGCTTCTAGCACAGGACCTTTTAACAGTGGAAACTTCTTGAAAGACCTAACTGAAAACCAAACATATACTATAACAAATTCAGTTCGTGTACTCAATCCTAATCTATCCGAGTCAATTTTTGAATCCATTACAAATAAACTTTTAGTGAGTAATCAAACAGGTGCAGTAGATGAGGGTGTGGGAAATCTTCCTATACCAAGTGAGATACAGAGCAAAGCATTAACTATGGGAATACCACTTCCAGAAAAATCTCTTGCTGGGTTTAATAGTTTTATTCAAAGAATGAAATTAGTTGCACCAGATCTTACAAGTGATCTTGGAACGTTTGAAGCAGATGTTAGAAAGATGACTAACGAACTGGTACAAACAAAAGCAGATTTAGCAACTGCGATAGTTGAAGATACAACTGGTTCGGTACAAGTTATAGACACACCAGAAGAAGTCAAAAAACAAAACGCATTCAAAACAATAAGATCACTGGAAGAGATTACTAATTTATTTAAGTCTGCCCAAAGAGAAATAACCACAGTGGTTTGGCACTGGACAGGTCATTATTTAGATGCCTATAATGTCGGGGCAAGTGATATTAATAGTGAGTATAAAAATGTCAGTAAAACTATACCATACCATCTTGTAATCAAAAGAAATGGTGATATAGAAAGTGGAGCATCAGTCGATATTACTACCAATCATGTACCTATAAATTTTAGACCTTTCAGTATCGGCATTGCATTTGTTGCTGGTTTTAACCACGGCAGACCAACAGACGGTTCTAAAGGTATCTTATCCGCAAACTCTATAACACGAAGTCAGATGGAATCTTTTTATACAGTCATGGAAGCATTTTATAGACAATATCCTGGCGGTGATGCATTTGGCAAAAAAGACCTAGACAATGAAAGTAGTTCGCCTGGTTTTGATGTGGGAGATGTCGTTTTTGAAAAATTCAAAAAAACAAACTCTTGTAATCCATCAGTGTCAAAAAAGTTTTTAAGTAGTAATGATATCATTGCCACAAAAAACACTGATTTAATTTATGTAACTAAGATTGGAGTCCAGTAATGGCAGATACGTGGGAAGAAGATCTGGTTGGAGCAAACCAAGTAAGCAAAACTCAAAAACAAGAAAATGGGTGGTCAGATCCTAGCGGTGAATATCCACACACGGATTATCATTATCAACCATCTTTGAACAAACAAGCAACTGGTGCAGACGTTAATACTATCGACATCAACGGTGGAGATCCTAGTATAGATCTAATAGATTTATTAGGACCTTTGCCTGGTGCAAGTACATATTCAGATGTAAGTGTTAGACGGACAAAATCTGGTCATATTCTGACATTTGACGATACCTTTGGACAAGAACATATTTTACTCAAACATAAAGATGGGTCTGGTTTCATGTTGAAAGCAGATGGAACTATGGTTATGACTACTAAGAAAAATCGTGTCACACAGATTGCTGGCACTGACGCACTTCTTATAGAGGGTGATCTAAAAATATCTGCACAGAATTTAGAGATAGATGCCACAGGCGATTTAGATATGCGTGTTGGTGGAGACTATAACTTGTCGGTTGGTGGAGAAAAAACCGAGGAGATAAAAGGTTCTAGTAGAGAAGTTATTGACGGTAGTAAGATTACAAAAATGAAAGGTTCTAAGAGCGAGACTATTGTCGGCAATGACACTAAGATAGTTTTTGGAGACAACAATCAGATTGTAAAGGGGAGTATGTCGTTTACTATTGGTGCAAACTTTGACGTAGGGGCAACTGGATATAGTAAAGTAACATCAGAACAACAGGTCGCAATCACAAGTCCACAGATTGATATTGTAGGTGCGAAAGGGATGTTTGAATTGTTCAGTGGAACTATCGGTGGACAGAACACAGTGATGTATTCAAAAACACTTTATGGTTCTAGTGCGACGTTCTCAAAGGCGGTAACTGCCAATGGTGTTACTTCTACATCAGGCATGACTGCACCTACATTTCATGGAGATCTAGACGGAGTAGCAGAACTTTCTAGATCAACAAGGTCACAACCATATGCTGAAAATGTGCAAGGTTCGGCAGGCACCGCTATCACAAATACCGCGACAGGATCGATGGATAACTTCTCAACTCAACAACCAGACGAAGGTGCCATAAAATCAATTCTAACAGGTGATCCGAGAGGAGTGAAGTTAGTATCTATTGATAAAGATGGTGAGATAGAAAAAGGATTCAAGAGAGTTAAGTATACGGTAGCACAGGTACGTGCTTTGCTAAAAGACGCAATATACCAAACTTCAGATTTCTATAAAGAGTTGGGCGAACTAAATGTAATCAGCGAAAACTATTTTATAAAAATTCCACCTGCTATTGGTAGAGTTACAAATGGACTAAAAGCATATTTACCATACAATACAGTTGGGAGTACAAACAGTAGAAACTTTATAACTGGTCAAAGAGGTGATACCACATTTATACCAGATACAACATATGATCCAAATTGGATAGACCCAGAAGGTGGTGTTATGAAAATAAATTCAAAAACTCTTATTGGTATTGGAATTCCTATTTCTACTTTTCTTGCTGGCGTTGGCAGTTCTACCACATTGAATCATCTAGATTCTTTTGAAAAACGGCAGACACTTGCAAGACAACTCATGCTTCAAACTGAAGTAGTAAAACTTTGTAGAAACAACGTAGACAGATTTAAGAATTTTAGATTGGTAGTTGTAGAAGGGGTTGCAAAAAATACAGACGAATCTACTGAGGGCAGTGTCTTAGACTTTAGAAAAAAAGGACAGGCAATAACATACGAACTTTATGATGTAAATAATAGGAATCTTCCCTCTGTATCATATGAGTTTGCGGCATATATCGCAGATCAACTGCCACTGTATAATAAAATAACTATTAACTATGACACCATACAACCAAACCCTGGTTCATTGCCACATGAAAAGATCAATACTCAGATAATTGTGACTATGCCAGAGGTGGATCAAGATTATAAGATTGTCAATGGTGACAGGGCAGAATATAAACTAGAGACTGTGTATAACGATAATGTACAATCGAACTCTGACCTTGTGGAAGTATTACTAAAAGGTAGAATGGATGTGAGTTCAACTACTAAATCTCCACACAAGTCAGGTAGACAATATACAAGTGCAGACTTTTCACCTTCCAAATACGCATCAGGTATTGCCGAAAAGATAAATGAAATACATCCAAGTATTAGAGGTAAAATGGCGAGTGGAATACAAGATTATCTTGCCAGAAACTTTAACGATCTAAGAGACATGAGAATAACTGAAGCATTCAGATCTAAAGCAAGGTCTAATAAACTAAAAGCGGCAGGTACTAAAGCGGCAGGTGGTGGATACTCTTGGCATAATTACGGTGCGGCAATCGACATTGCAATATACGTAGATGGTGTCTGGGATAATGGATCTAAGTCTGTAGAAGAATATACTGGAAGACTCCGAAGATCGATGGAGCGGTTTGGTATAACAAATCCTATCAGTGGTGATTCGGGTCATTTTACTCCAAGCAAGTTTGGAGTTAGTGTAGACGAAAGACTAAGAACAAAAGAGATATCTCTGGACGACTATATTGCAGAAGTCGGAATTTAGGGTATAAATAAAGGTAAATATCAAAAGAGAAGATCATGGCAAAAAGTTTATCAGTAGAAGACGGAAACTTAGGTATATCGACGATTCTTGGATCGCGAACTAGGGAATATAAAGACATCGATCTTACTTTTACAAATAAAACAAATGGAGAGATTTTTAAAAAGTCTCATGCGGCGGCAGTAACACAAGCAGTAAAAAATTTAGTGATGACAAATTTCAATGAAAAACCTTTTTTACCAACCTTTGGGGCAGATATTAGAAGTCTTTTATTCGATCTAGCAGATCAAGAATCTGAAAGTGATATAGAAGACAATATTCTTTCTGCTTTGAACGTCCACGAACCAAGAGCAAAAGCATTAAATGTTGTTGCAACATCAAATCCTGACTATAACAGTGTAGATGTAAAAATAACATTCCAAGTAATAAACACACAAGAGGAAGTATCTCTATCAATCGTACTGGCAAGGTTAAGATAACATGGCAACAACTATAAAATCCACGGCACTAGACTTCACAAGCATCAAGCAGAATCTAAAAGATTACTTGAAAGCACAGACAGAATTCAAAGACTATGACTTTGAAGCATCTGGGTTGTCCAACATACTTGATGTTCTTGCATACAATACGCATATCAATGGTCTTACATCTAACTTTGCATTGAACGAATCATTTCTTGGTACTGCACAACTACGATCCAGTGTTGTATCACTTGCCACTGGTATTGGATATATTCCAGATAGTATGACCGCATCACAGGCAACTGTACAATTATCTGTAGATTTATCTGCGGTATCTGGTAGACCTGCCACTGTAGATCTTCCTGCATTCAGTAAAGTTACTGCAAACGTAGACGATGTATCATATACATTTATGACAAAAGAGGTGTTTACTGCGGCAGATGATGGTGCTGGTAACTATGTATTCAAGACATCTGGTGGTAGTTCTGCTATTCCTATATTTGAAGGAACACAAAAAACTAAAACTTTCTTAGTAGGAGAGTTCAACGAATCAGATGTGTATATCATTCCAGATTTGAATATGGACGCATCTACTGTAATCGTCAGAGTTTATGAAACATATGGTTCTAGTAGCAATACAGTATACAATAACATTACTGGTGCTACGACTATTAGTCCAACATCAACAATTTTTATTCTGAAAGAAACACCGAATGGGTTTTACCAATTATCGTTTGGAGGTAATGGAGTTCTTGGACTTTCACCTGCGGCAGGCAATGCTATTGAGTTAGAATATATTGCTACTAATGGTGCAGTTGCAAATGGAGCAACTACTTATACTGCATCATCACAAGTTACAGTTCTTGGAATTGCATACAATCTTACTGTGTCAAGTCCTACCAAATCAGTTGGTGGCGATGCTAAAGAAACTATAGAATCTATTCGTAGAAATGCACCGTTCCAGTATGCAACACAAAATAGAATGGTTACACCAGAGGATTACACATCTATTATAAACAGAAACTTTTCTACTCTTATTGATGATATTGTGTCATGGGGTGGAGAAGATAACGCAGAACCAAAGTTTGGTACAGTATTTTCATCGATAAAATTTGAAGATGATGTTGATGCTGATACAATTGCGGCAACCAAAGAATCTATTAAAGAACTAGTAAAACAGTTAGCAGTTATTTCTTTTGATATTGAATTTGCAGATCCAATACAAACATTTATCGAAGCAGATATATTCTATCAAATCAACCCTAACTTAACAACATTATCAAGCAACGCAATTTCAACAACTATCAATACGAAGGTAGGCAATTACTTTACTACAACTTTAGGCAAGTTCGGTAAGTCTTTCCGTAGATCAAACCTATTAACTTTAGTGGACGAAGTAAGTCCTGCGGTTCTGTCTTCTCGTGCAGTCATAAGAATGCAACAAAGAATTACACCCACAGTAAATGTCAAAAATTCATTTACACTAAACTTTCCATCAGATCTTTCTCAACCTATTATATCTAACACACCGACACCAGAGGATTATGTTGTTAGATCCAGTTTGTTTACAGTGAACGGTGAAACATGTCAAATCATCAATGAAACATATGCCGTTGCTGGTGTTGGATACTCAAGTAATAAACTACAAATTATTTCGGCAGGATCGGGTACAGTAGTTGTAGACAACATTGGTAGTTATGATGCTTCAAATCGAAGAGTTAATATAGTTTCATTTACACCTAATGGTCTTTTAGGTGGTGATGGTAAATTAAAAATATCTGTGTTACCTGCTAATCAATCTGCAATATCACCATTGAGACAAAATATATTAGAATATGATGATACCGAATCTGTAATAACTCCTGTAACTGTAACTGCGGATAACTAAAAATGAGTGACGTAACCCTAAAAGATCTAGGTAGAAGAGAAATATCTCTTACTAATAGTCTTGTACAAGACGTATTACCAGAATATTTTAGAGAAGATAATCCTAAATTAATATCGTTCCTTGAAAGATATTACAGAACATTAGATTCTGATCATAGTATCTCTTCGGCAGGTGATATGGTTTCATCTCAAAGACAACGAGAAATAAGTGGTGCTACAGATAACAATGGAAATGTTATACAACATCACGATTCCGACGTTGGTTTAGTTGGGTACAGTTGGGATAGCGATAGAAACTTTGGATATCAATTACATAATTTACCAACACTTCGTGACGTTTCACAAACAGATAAAGAAAATCTTACGTTTATAGAGGACGAACTTCTTCTCGGACAAAACTATATCGAGGGTGCGTTAGATCAACGTACTGGTGCAGAACTTTCTAACAACTTCTATCGATCTAAAGGCACGAAGTTTGGTATAGAGCGTTTCTTTAAATTATTTTTTGGTGAAACACCCGAAGTCGTTTATGGCAAAGACTTAGTTATGAAGGTTGGGGATAACATAGGTCCAGAATCAGGATTGTATATTACAAATGATACGATATATCAATTTTGGGGATTACTGATCAAAATTGGTGTATCTTCATCTGAATGGATGGATCTATACAAACTGTTTGCTCATCCTGGCGGCATGTATGCTGGTGCATCAGTCTTGATTGAGGGTATAAATGCAGATATATCATTCAACAATATGCCACTTTCTATCGAAGATACTAACTTACCGATATTTGAAGGTCAAGCATTCTTAGCACCGAAAGCAATGTTGTCTGCATCTGGTATTATTGGTACGCATCGTTATCCATACGATAGTGCAAACACAGGAAACTTAACTGGTAGAACTGATACAACTGGTGGTAGATATAGAATTGACCTCGACAAATCAAAATTCGGAGATTACGCAACAGTCGGTGGAACTGATAGTGATGCTAATCATCAGGGTACACTACGTGGTTTGGATAACATGTTCGGTAACATCGTCGATATCGTAAGGATCAATTCACAGACAATGGATGCGGATAGTTCTAGAGGTGTCCTTAGATTCTCTACTGATCAGGTTACTATTGATGCAGATAAGTTCAAATATAACAGCGATTCGGCATAATAACTATTATAAATAGATTTAACTTATAGGGTTAGAAAATGGCAAAACAAACAATTAATAACGGAACGTTGGCAAACGACAATACTGGCGACACACTTCGTGGAGCATCTACTAAAATTAATGCCAACTTTACCGAAATATATAATATATTAGGTGGCAGTACACCAACAACTACTATCACGTTGGGGGCGT